GTAGGCAGTTTTAAGTCGTGCCCAGGACTGGCTGCACCTTCCCGCATCGTCCACCATACGGGTAGTTTTTTTATACCGTCTTTCGACTCGTTCTAGGGTGCAACAAAAGAAGAGTTACCCACTCAGTACCAGGCTCAAATCTTTCTCTTGCTGATCTGAGTTTTTCATAGCACGTTTCGCAAAGAGTATCGCACACTTTAGTGCTCGCATTGTACACAGGGAAACCTCCGCTACCTACAGAGTTTACCCCTAACCCTGAAGCACCACACTTTTCACAAATACGCATCAGCATTACCTCTTTTGTGTAGAAATGTGAGCAGTTATTTAGAATAGGTTACTACCCCTATCCTACAGTCGTGCTCAGGACTGTTTGCAGGTCGCTAAGGTATCTACTGTGTATTGTAGACGTATAGCACCTCAATTAAGAGATTCCTCGTTGGTGTTACAGTTCAGAGCCGTCAATGGCAAGGCCGTAAGGCGGATAAACACCTGCAATAAAATTAAATGGGCCTTTATTTACAGTCGTACCCAGGACTGAAGGAGCACTTACTAGGGTTGTTCCGAATACCACTCGGCCCGTTGGGAAGGGTTGTTAATGGTCACCACATATGGGTGCTCTTTTACCCTATGACGCATACCGGCCACGTTACGCTCGCTCATACCGCCGATCTTCCGTAATTGTGGGCTTATAATGATTAACTCTACGTCACCCCTAAACTGTTTAATACCGTTGTTTGACTGGACAGCCCTAAACCCACGGCATAACAAAGCGTTCGGTGCTGTCGATAGTTTAAGATTATATCAGAATCAAGCCTTTTTACTCCAGTCATGCTTAGGACGAGAAAGTAGACAGGATAGGAGGCTCTGCTCTAGGCACCTTCGGTCACCAGAGTGCCCCATTTGTTAACCTCCTGTACCTCTCTACAAGATGCTAGGTGAGCAGTTTTACATTTATCGTGAGCCGTCGACTGGATGGTCTGTAGTTTTAAGACGGCTGTATTGCCGGCAGTTATGCACCATCTGCAACCCCGATCTAAATGCCTGTCATACTCAGGACAGTTTAGCGCGTATCCATTCGGCCATACCTCAGTTTTTATCCCTCGGATCATAGAACCCCGACGATTACAGATTCGACGGTCACCAGAAGTGGGGGAATCTACTACCCAATACCCCTGGCATACTGTTTACTGGTACGCGCTTAGCGAGCAGTTATTTACAGTCATACTCAGGACTTAGCCGATAAGTGCAGGGTATCCCTATACGGCTATCAAATACCCCGGAGCCAGTTCATTTTACCACCATGACTCAGGGTGGATTCACTGGGGCCAACATCATGCCCCTTGCCGGAATTCACAGTTTTGCTTCATGCAAAACCTTCAACTCTAAGTTTCTTTTGACTGAGTACCATTGCTCTCTTTCCGACTTACAACCGTCCGGATAATCTCCAGATATGGTATTATAATGCTCATACATCTCCTCAGCCCAAATGAGAAGTTCTACAAGGACCTTCATTCTTTCTGACATATTTACACTCTCCTGGTTAGTCTGCTTAGAGGATTACACCCTTTCGGATGTAATCACCCACAACTATGCCACTTCTTCGAGCGCTGGTCTGCCCAGGCCAACTTCTTTCATAGTTGTTTGTAGGGCTTCATACTCTGCCCATGCGTCAACAACCTGAAGTTTGGCATCGTCGGAATTGTTCGAAATGGCTTTGTTGGCTTGCCGTAGCACCTTTTTCAGGAGCCACGCCGGAACCTCATCACCACTCTCAAACTCGTACCAACGTTCGGCAGAAAGTCGATCCAGCGGGAAATCAGGATTACCTTCGCTACCCTTCGTAAAGGTAGAATCCTTGGCCTTCTTGAACCTGCCATTCTTTTGGTCCCAGTTAAGCCCACAAGATTCGGTAATGTAACCGATCAGCCTTTCTTTTCTGACCCCGTCACACTTCGTCACACCTGCTGCCAACTTGGTCAGGTAGGTGCTATCGCCATGTTCGTAGTAGTGCCACATGGAACTAACCACTAACATATGGACCCGATCCTGCATTGATTTCAATGCACTCACTGCTCTTGAGATAGCAGTACCTAATGCCTTGCCTTCTTTAATGATATCCATTGTTGGACAATCTCCTGTTTAGTTGCGGATTACGAATGTAATCCTCTAAACAGACTGATTATCAGGCTTGAAGGGTCTACACCCAACTATCCTTAACCCCCATACCCCTACACCTAGAGTGCCTGCATTATCTCGTCGTCCACGGCGTTAGCCCCTGGCAATACCGTTTTTTCCCTACCCGGAACATTCCGGGCATAGGCCGAAGCCCAAAGATCACAAGTCGCTCTAGTACAACTCCGGTTCCCCGGTTGGTCACTCTAAATTGTTTCTCACAGAGTCTAGACTTCGTTATCCTCGTGGATATACACTGGTCGTCAGTACGTTCTAGTACATCGGGCAAGCCCGGCACCAATTCCCGCTAAGACTCACAATACGATAGACCAAAGGTACATGAGTTTAATACCACTTGTTTACAACATCACAACCATAACAGCATTGTAACCTTTTAGCAATAGGGCGTTATACAAACCGCCCCATGACTAACCAGTTGCAAACTTCAGACGCTCTTTCGCGCCCATGCCCCGAACTGCTCGCACAACATCCAGGTTGCACTTAGGCCTCTGAAGTCTAGGGAGCCGAGATACGGGCCTGCTTCTGCGCGTACGCTCTTTTAACCTAGGCTTTTCAGCCGGTGCACTAGCAATCTGCCTTATCTGCAAGGTGACTTCATTCTGACCGTCACAGCGCAATCTTAGCAAACCGTCAGGCACTTCCAGTTCAGAGCCATTATACATGATATGCATAGCGACTCCTTTATTGTGGCTGGGCCAGTCGCCCAAACCATGCATTTAATATAGCAAATCCAGCCCGGATTGTCAATTTGACACCTATATAAGCCTTTTATTAAAGTCTAAAATTTGAACATTAGACTTTTGGAAGGTACTCCGGGGCGGGCACACAGTCGGCCCAGGTTCGGGAGTCCCGGCTCCTAACCACATACATATAAATAAAAAAAAGAACACTAACAACACATCAAGTTCTGCTCTAAAGTATTATAATGTGGGGTAATTGGGTAATAATGTCGTAATTAGGTAAGTGGATGTCGTATTATATTTTAGTGGGGGATCTTATGGGGTGAGTATTCCGTTCTTATGGGAAGATGGTATGTTGTTCTACTATGTGAGCGTTTGGCTTAGCGGGCAAATATAGGATCCCATCTCATTCGGTACTAGTAAAGGGAGATCTTAAATTTTTTTTAGGGTATATTTTTTCTTAAAAAAGTTATCCACAAGTTATCCACAGACTTATCCACAGGTAAAAAGAGGCTTAAGTCTATGATTCTAAAGGCAGAATAGAAAGTTATCCACAGGTGAGGCCCTCCCTTATTATAATAAGTATATTAATACTACTATATAACAAATATATCTTTATCTGTACCACTCTACTCTATTTCTTTATCTATATCTTGATCTTTTCTTTATCTGTACCTATATCAATACCTATATCATGTTCTTTATCTGTATCTATATCTTCTCTACTCTATACCTAGTTGGGCCCATTTAACAAATGTTTTGCTAATATTGCTAAAATTTTTGCTAAAATATAAAAGTGTGCAGCTTTACCCCCCCAATATGGTATAATGGTAGTATAAATTCGGGGCTCGTGCCAGCTAATCTCTCCCCTCTTTAGAGGGTCCTTCTCCCTTCTTGCAGGCGCGGCCCCATCTTACAGCAAAAGAACTAAGGTATGGCTATAAACCCAGTAAAACGTAGAGAAGGCAAGGTTGTACACAATAGTGTATGGACCACGGCCAATAAAAAGAAAGTAATCGAAATGTTTTCCTGTGGTTCTACAGTGGTAGAAGTGTGCAGGTTCTTAGGCATACATAAATCTACATTCTATCGTTGGTTAAAAGACGAGAGAAAAAAGGATTTTCAGCGTACTGTAGAGCTTGGTATTCAAGCCTCAGAGGCTTATTGGATACAGATTGGCAGGGATAACCTGGAGAATAAATCCTTCAATACTTCCTTGTATGCGTTTATGATGGTGAATAAGTTTAACTATCGTTCCACTTATTCTAAACAAGAAGTAGATAAAACTGAAATTAAAAAGACCACAGTAGAGGTTAAGAAAGCCGTAGATGTGGACTCTATTATTGATAAACTCAATGAAAGCATGGAGGAGAAGCCCGAGCTTCTAAATTAATATGCCTAAAGTCGGAACCAAAAAATTTGCTTATACCAAAGCTGGTATGAAGAAGGCTAAGCAATTCGCTAAAATATCTGGTAAGAAGGTTCAGAAGAAACCTTCCAAGGGGTACTGACATGGCTTGGGGCGGGGCAGCTAGTCCAGGCGGTGGTGCCGATTCAAGCGCAAGCGCACCAGGTGGAGGTTTAGGTTCTGACGCCTTTGGGGAAATGCCTAATCAAGCGTCTAGAGATGCATCTGGAATGACGGCTGAGGAGTTCAGGGGTGCTATCGCTAGGGCTATGGGGGTAACAGCTGTTACAGAATCAGCCGCATTAGGCGCAGAAGCTGTAGAGGCTGAGCGAGCAGCAATCGCAAATGCACGGGCTAGAGGCAAGGCTGTTAGGGATATGCAAGCAGCACGACTAGAGGCGCAAGCGCAGCAAGAGCGTGAAGCTATGATGGCTGACATTACTGCCATGCAAAATACTTCCAGCTTTGCAACTCCGACTAAAGCTGTAGAAAATCTTAACCCAAACACTGATATTTCAGGCCCAGCAGTTAATACTCCTCAAGCAGCCTTAGACGCCGCAGTTGCTGCGGCAAACACTAACGCAGTAAGCGGGTTCGATAATCCTAATGAGTGGGGAGGCGCTGTACAATTTGGGTTTGAGGTTCCAGAAACTCAGTTTGATGATAATGTCGGTTTAGCATCTGCTGTTTCAAAAGGCCGCCTCCATTCGAGTTATGACCCAATGGCTCCAGTTCCCCAAGAAGGGCTTAGAGCATTTGCACCACAAATTGATTCATCACTAGTTGATATGTTGGGCACCCAACCAACTAGAGCTACAACCGGAGAAGAAGGTGCTAAAAATTTATTAGACGATCTAAAAGCTGGGATAGAAGATGGGTCCATTACACCTAATATGGCGAATGCAATTCGGGCTACCGAAGATTTTAGGAGGGCTTATGCTGTAGTTAACGGACAATCAACCCTTAGCAAGGCCCTTGGATATTTGCACCCAGGGTTTGGGTTTGCAGCTAAGCAGGATTTACCTAACTATAGCTATGATATTAATAAGACAATATCAGATATAGAAAATTCAACAAATAGACCTGACTCCAATACAACAAAATGGAACGATTATCAAATTAGGATGTTGAACGAGCAAGAGCCGTGGTCTAAAGGATTAAATGAAAGGCAGATAAATTTTTATCTTAATAACCCAGAGGAGTTAGAATGGGTTCGAAATCTGTGGAAGCAGATGAATACGTACCAATAATGGTGTAACAATGGTGTAACAATAGGAGACAAAAAATGGTAACAAATCAATTAAGAGCTATGGATAGGATGTTTGAACGCATGATGGGGTTCACGGGGCACCGTAATCCTCTTGCAATGGTAGAATCTACGATGGACAGGATGGAGTCGATGCTTAGCTCGATTCCAACTAATAGTGAACAATTCACGGTATGGAAGCTCACGCCCACTACATATAGGTCAGAGGTTCAAGATGATGGTTCCATCCTGTTCAAGGTTGTGGAAAAGGAAGAGTTTTCAAAAGAACTGCAAGGCCCAGATGTAAATGCCGATAAAAAGGTGTAAACTTAAGGGCGGTAAAAAAGGGTTCAAGTGGGGTGACAAAGGAAAGTGTTACCCCACTCGTTCTCAAGCGGAAAAACAAGCGGCTGCTGCATATGCGTCCGGATATAAGAAAAAGTGAGCCTTCCAGAAATATCTAAAGATGCGTTCATTGATACTAAAAATTCAGAAGCTGCTGTCTCATTTGCAACTTGGGCGCAATCTGCTGAGTATAATCAAGTTGTTGCTGCATATTCTCAGTGTCATAGGGATCCTAATATTGATGATTCCTTTATTCGTGCTCTTGGGCAGCTTGACAGGTATTATCTTGGCGTGTTTCTTTGTAATCGTCATGATATGCTGCATCCGTGGATATACGAAAGATGTCGTGATGTCGAGGGTGATAAAGATAGAAGGTTAGATCTTTGGGCTAGATTTCACTACAAAAGCTCTATAATAACGTTTCTTGGGTGCATTCAGGAAGTGTTATGTAATCCTGATATAACTATAGGGATACTATCTTATTCTGCTAAACAGGCGAAGCCTTTTCTTAGGCAGATTATGCAAGAGCTTGAAACAAATGAAAAGCTTAAGAGCTTGTATCCTGACATATTATATGAGAAGCCTAAGCAGCAGGCTCCTAAATGGGCGGAAAACGAAGGACTCTGTGTAAAAAGAAGCTCAAATCCCAAGGAGCAAACTGTTGAGGCGCATGGATTGGTTGATGGTCAGCCTACCGGCAGACACTTTGGGTTAATAATCTATGATGATGTTGTGGTGCAAGAGAGTGTATCAACCCCAGAGCAAATAGCAAAAACTACAACCCAGTGGGAATTATCTTTAAACCTTGGATCTACGCATAACCCAAGGTATCAGTACGCTGGAACAAGATACTCATATGGAGATACATACGGTACAATCCTGCAAAGGGCGGCCGTAAAGCCCAGAATACATACAGCTACCCACAACGGGCAGATGGACGGCATACCAATCTTTCTCACAGAGGAGAGATGGGAAGAGATAAAGAAGACAACGTCTACTTATACAGTAGCATGCCAGCAATTATTAAATCCAATTGCCGGGAGTGATGTAGCATTTAAGGGTGAGTGGTGGCGAGAGTGGGAGGTTAGGCCATATACCATGAACGTGTATATCCTAGTTGACCCAGCCAGCTCTAAAAAGAAAGAGTCTAACAGGACGGCCATGTGCGTTGTGGGTGTAGACGCAAACTACAACAAATATCTTCTCGACGGGGTATGCCATAGACTAAGTTTATCAGAGAGATGGGATCACCTTAAAAAACTAAGGGCTAAATGGAAGAGGGCTCCGGGCGTAAGAGAGGTTCGAGTAGGTTACGAAAGGTATGGCGCTCAAAGCGATATAGAGCATTTCAAAGAGATGATGCGTATAGAGGGTAGTAGCTTCCCAGTGTACGAGTTAAACTGGGTTGGGGGAGGAGGATCCCAGTCGAAAAAGGATAGGATACAAAGACTAGAGCCCGACCTGAAAGATGGGTCATTCTTTTGGCCATATCCAACAGATCAGAAGATGTTAACATCCTTACAGATGGACGTTAAGGAAAGAAAGCAAGAGTTCTTGATGTCTAGAAAAGTTTTATGTAAGGACGAGAACGGCAAGGCTTATGACTTAACGAAGTGGGTAAAAGATAACGAATACAATCTTTTTCCAACAATTCATCCTGATTTTTTAGATGCGCTGTCAAGAATCTATGACATAGATGCAACACCTCCTGTCGTTAGATCTTACAGAAAACTGGAACCAGAAGCAGAGGCAGCTTATTAATGGCTAGGACAAGAAAAATAGGAAGAAAATCTTATCAGCCAAGACGGGTTGCTTACAGAATGACTGACGGAAGAAGGTTTTACGAGAAGCAGCCTAGAGCGTTCCCGTACGGCGTTTTTCCTTACGTGCAAAACTATTACTGGACTGCCGGTTATACAGTGGATGATTAATTATGAAAAAACTATTGTCAGTATTAGCCTTTTTATGCTCTCCCGTAATAGCAGGGGGGCCACCAACTGATGTGATCCCACGCTTTGTGCAGATGCAGATATTCTGCGCACCAAGTATAGAAAGGATGTCAGACATACTAGGTGAAAAGTTTGGTGAGGTTCCAATAGTTATGGGCCAACTAAACGAAACCGATTCCTTTATCATCTTTGTAAACCAGCATAATACCTCATCAACCATCGTTATAGCGAAACAACACAAGGAAAGTTCTGAGGCTTGCATGGTCTGGTCAGGTAAGGCAGAGGCAGGCTTAGCCTTCAGTCTAAATGCTAACCCAGAGTTCCCAGAACCAAAGGTTGGAACCTGATGGAGCCGTCTGCCATGGTGGATGCCCTAACCGGCATTGTCCTTCTCCTTGGTGGATGGTTAGTTAAAAGAATATTTGCACAGATAGATAGGTTACACGCTAGGGTAACAGACCTTGCCACAGTAAATGTTAGCCGTGCTGAACTCGACACTCATATAGATAGAATCCTCGACAGGATAGACACGTTAGAGCAACGCCTATTAAGTAGATGAGCGATATTAATGTATCAGATAAAACTAGCGTTGGCCTTCCTCTTAGAAATCTAATTGGCCTAGCCTCCGCTGTTGCTGTAGGCACATGGGCTTGGTTCGGCCTTCAGGAAAG